TACGGAATAGATGCAAAGAATTTTAGACAATCCATAAAGGATAATGATTTTGTAGATACACAATGTAAAAAATTAGCACTTGTCAAATACTTTGAAGGTCTATCAGGTTAAGTATACGCATTATAGTTCTTTAAAATATTGCTATACAATTAACTTTTTTGACTGTTACCCAACTAGACAGGATGCCATTAATGGCACAAATAGATTATTATTTAAAAAACAATTTTACGAATTACTATGGACATATCGGCAAACGACCTAACTAAATGGGCAAAGAAAAATTTAGAATATATTGGTTACAGGCTAAACAGAGTAAACAATATACCATACGGAAAACGTAAAGGAACTATTCAAAAAGGATGGGCAGACCTGCAAGGTTATACATCTGAAGGCAGATATGTTGCAGTAGAAGTGAAAAAATTAGGAGACAAATTAAGTGCTGAACAAAAAGAAAGATTGCAAGATATCCATAATTGTCAGGGATTAGTATATATTTGTACAGAAAAAGAAAATCAACCTGTACTAATTGAATGGTCAAAAATAAAATTATAGAGCAATATTGGCTTAATGATGAAGTCAATCAGGCATTTTCAAAGATGCATCCGGAAGAATTGCAATATGATTTGAAGGTAGAAGTATTTATGGTTCTGTTAGAAATGGAAGATGAAAAGCTAATTGGATTATATAAAAGAGGAGAAATAAGATTTTACATAGTAAGAACTATGTTAAATATGATAAAGTCAGATAGAAGTCAATTTTGGAAAAAGTATAGAAATTATACAGAATACAATGGCAAAGAAGTTGCAGAGGTAGAAAATGAAAGTGTAATTGATGTAATGGAACAAGGGATTGAGAAACTGCATTGGTATCAAAAAGAAATATTAAGACTATATACTTTTGATTTTAATAAGAACGCAAAGGAATTAAGCAGACAGACAGGAATACCTTATATGTCAATTATTAGAACCTTGAAACAAACTAAAACTGAACTTAAAAAACACATACGAAAATGATTCAAATAATCTTAACTAGTATCTGTGCATCATTATTTTTTACTACTATCCACAACCTGCATCGTAAATGGGGAATCAATTTCAAACCTTTCAGTTGTGGAAGTTGCTTGGCTTCATGGATTGGAGTCCTATTGTATTTCGCACCTGAATTGATTTTAAACATTGCAAGTGTTTTATTTATATCAGGTGTATTAGCTGCTATTATTGAAACTTTAATTTATAAGATATGGAATTAGTAGATAGACTATATTTAAAAGAGCATTACAATAATTACGAGACATCACAAAGTGGTTATCTTAGAAACTTAGATTTGTCTATAATGAAAACCTATGAAGCAATTTATAGAAAGTATATAGACCCTAATTTTATTTTAACTGTATGGTGTGGTAATTGCCGTATGGATATGGTAGTTAGATTGTATCAATACTATAATAGTTTACCAATAGAAAACCTTTTAGAACCAAAAAAGCGTGGTCGCAAACCAAAAACAAATGGCTAATTTTATACATCCAACTGCAATTATCGGAGACAATGTAACTCTAGGTGATAACAATTACATCGGTGCTTATTGTATTATAGGCGACCCTGCTGAACATAAAAAGTATTGGGATAAACCAAAAGGAAAAGTAATGATAGGTGATAATAATATTATAACAGGATTAGTTACAATAGATGCAGGTACTGAAGATATTACTTATATTCAGAATAATTGTTTTATAATGAAACATTCACACATAGGACACGATTGCACTATTTTGGATAATGTTACTATAAGTTGTGGTGCAAAGATAGGTGGACATTCTATCATTGAGCCATATTCAAACATAGGATTAAACGCAGTATTGCATCAGTACACACATATTGAAGAAGGTTGTATGATTGGAGCAAGTGCATTTATAAAAGGAAACACAGAACCATATACAAAATACGCAGGAGTTCCTGCTAGAAAATTAGGAGAAAATAAACCACGATGAAAATAGCAGTAATTTTTTTAACATTAGGTAGAACAGATTTATCTATCAGAACTATACAACAAAATTTTTATAATGGTGGGTATCCTGCTGATTGTATCTTAATTGATAACGGAAGTAATATAAAAGATTTTAATTTAGTTTTTGATTCATACAAATGGCATTATGCTGATTGGTCTTTAGAAAAAAGAGGTATAGCAAAGGGAGTTAATATTGGATTACATTTAACAAAGCAATATGATGCAGTTTGTTTAATGGCTAATGATATATTAATGCCGAATGATTGGTTAAAAACTATGGTTGAATATTCAAGTAAAATAGAAAACACAGGTATTATTGGAATACATTGTGTTGAATCATTGCCACCATTACAAGATGGAATACATAGAACACATACACCATTTGGTAATAATTTAATTATGAGAAGTGTAATAGATAAAATTGGTGGCTATAATACAGAATATGACCCTTATGGAATGCAAGATAGCGACTTTGGAGAAAGGTCTATCATAGCAGGATTTACTAATTATTATTTACCTAATTTAAGAAGTGAACACATAGGACACGATATAGGAGAGAATAGCGATTACCGTAGAGCAAAAGATGAAAGTTTAAGAAATGCACAAAATATATGGAATAAATATCAAAAGATTTATCACGAGGATAAAAATATTTATTTGCCATTATGAGAATACTAGCAATTACAACTAAGTTTAGTGGGGTAGGGTATCATAGGATAATGATGCCGTTAGTAAATATGCGCAAAGATTATTGTATGATAACAGATACAATTAACGAAGTAGTATTTGATAATAACTATGACATTGTAATATTTAACAGATTCTTAGCTGCAACAGATGCAAAGCTATTAGTAAAGATGAAGATAAAATATAACTTTAAACTGATAGTAGATAATGATGACTATTGGATTTTACCACCTTCGCACGTTCTAGCACAAAGATATAGGGATAGTAACATTACAGAAATCATTACAGAGTATATGCGAGTTGCAGACCTTTGCACCTGTACGCACGAAAGACTAGCTGAAGAAATATATAAGTACAATCCTAATGTAGAAATCTTACCTAATGGCATTCCATATGGTGAGGAGCAGTTTCTTGATAACAAAATAGAATCTGATTTGGTTAGATTGTTTTGGGCAGGTTCAGGTACTCACGTTCCTGACTTAGACATTCTTAGGAATCCAATGAAGAAGATTAACTTTCCTGTACGAACAGTCATTGCAGGTTATAATCTAGGGGAAAAGCATTTATGGGATAGAATGATTGGAGTATTTACAAACGGATTAAAACTAAATCCAACTATCTATGACTATGCAGAGATAAGCAAATATATGGGCGCATATGCAGATTCTGATATAAGCATCATTCCATTGGTAGAAAATAAGTTTGGTTCTATGAAATCAAACCTAAAGGTATTAGAAACTGCAGCAAAGAAAAACCCTGCAATAGTTAGCAACGTACACCCTTATAAGGATATGCCTGTATGCTATGTAAACAATCAACAAGATTGGTACAAATGGATTAAACTATTGACATTTGATGAAGCAGCACGAATTGAATATGGGCAGAAGCTATTTGATTACTGCAATACTAACTTTAACCTGCACACTATAAATAATAAGAGATTTGCTATTTATAATAAATTAATAGGTAATAATTTATAAAATGGAATACTGTATTCAATTTGGAAACTTTAGAATATCTTTAGGGGTTTTAACAGAAACAATCCAACTAGGTATTTCAATAGGGTTTTCAGTAGATGAGTTCCAAGAATTACATAGGAGTTTAAACATAGGATTTATATTCGTATCTTTGAACTTTATAATATTTAATGAAGAAGCACACTAAGATATATCTAGATTACTTTGGTTATGGCATAGAAGATTTTATCCCTTGTGAATCTTGTGGAGCAAAGGCAGTAGACATACACCACATAGAAGCTAGGGGAATGGGGGGTGATAAAAAGGCTGATGATATTAAAAACCTTATGGCATTATGTAGGCAATGTCATTTAGTTATGGGTGATACTAAAACACATATGGAATACTTAAAAACTAAACATAAAGAAAAACTAAATGGAAATAATTAAAGTAGTAAAGATTACCGAAATTAAAGGCAATCCAAATAACCCTAGAATAATAAAGGATGATAAGTTTAAAAAGCTAGTTGAAAGCATTAAAGCATTCCCTGAAATGGTTAATGTCAGACCTATTGTAGTAAATACAGATATGATTGTATTAGGTGGGAATATGAGATTAAAGGCTATGAAAGAAGCAGGTTGGAAAGAAGCACCTATACAAATAGTAAATTGGGATGAACAAAAGCAAAAAGAGTTTATAGTAAAAGATAATGTAGGATATGGCGAATGGGATTGGGATGACCTAGCAAATAATTGGGATGCAGATGAGTTAATTGAATGGGGATTAGATATACCAAACTTTGATACAAAAGTATTGGAGGCAGAAGAAGATAACTTTGCTGCACCTGAAGGTGGAATTGAAACAGATATAGTATTAGGCGACTTATTTGAGATAGGCGAACACAGATTACTTTGTGGAGATAGTACAGATAGCGACCAAGTGGCAAAGCTAATGAACGGACAAAAGGCTGATATGGTATTTACCGACCCTCCTTATGGAGTAAGCTATACAGGTGGACATAACAAAAAGAAAAGAACAGGCATAGAGAATGATACTCTACAAGGTCAAGATTTGACTGACTTGTTCTATGAATCTTTAATGAATGCCGATATATTTTCACACGACCATTCTGCATTTTATATATGGTATAGCACAAATAAGTCAGTAGAAACATTTAATTCTTTTGCTAATCTTAATCTTGAAGTTCGTGCAGTATTGTGTTGGTATAAAGTAAAAAGTGGACTAGGTGCTTTTATGGCTCAATATATTCCAAACTTTGAACCATTTATTTATGCGTTTAAAAAAGGAAAAAGCCCACAATGGTTTGGAGCAAGTGATGAAAAAAGTGTATGGGAATTAAAGAAGGATAGCAAAAATGAATATCACCCTACACAAAAACCTGTTGAACTTCCTGAAAGGGCAATGAAAAATAGCAGTAAAGAAAATAATATTGTTCTTGATGTATTTGGTGGAAGTGGCAGCACAATGGTAGCTGCACAACAATTAAATCGCAAGGCAAGACTAATGGAATTAGACCCTAAATATTGCCAAGTAATTGTAGATAGAATGAAAAAACTTGACCCAACATTAATTATCAAGAAGAACGGAATAACAATATAATAACAAAGAAGGAAATAAGAAGATATGGCAAACGAACAAAATCTAATCCCTGTACAAAAGGGTGAGATAAGAAACCCAAATGGCAGACCTAGAAAGTATGTAAGCCTATTGAAGGAGCAAGGATATAAGCTATCAGAGATTAACGATACGATTCAGGTGATGATGTCAATGGATATGGATGAACTTAAAACAGTATGGGATAATCCAAAGGCTACAATATTAGAAAAGACTATTGCAGCAGCTATGCGTAAGTCATTAGAAAAAGGTAGCCTGTATAGTTTAGATACATTACTTACAAGGGTATATGGTAAGCCTAAAGAACAAATGGATATTAAGTCAGATAATAAAATTGAAGTTATCTTTGTAGATGGCAAAACGATTCTGTAATGCAGATATTTTTACCAACACCACATATTAATCAACAAAGAATCCTAGAATGTGATAAGCGTTTCAGGGTGGTGATGTGTGGTAGAAGATTTGGTAAGTCAGAACTATCACAGATACTTTCTGTTACATATGCCGTTAAAGGCTATTCAGTTGCTTATATTACCCCTACTTATGGATTAGCTAAGGTTTTCTTTGCTAAGCTAACCGAATCCCTAGAATTGCCTAAAAACAAGTCTGATTTAAGAATAGACTTCCCCAACGGAGGACAGATAGAATTCTTTACCGGTGAACGATTAGATAACCTTAGAGGTAGAAAGTTTCATTTGGTTATTATAGATGAGGCATCTTTTATCCCTGACCTAGAATCAGGATGGCAAAATAGTATTAGACCAACCCTAACCGATTACAAAGGGAAGGCAATCTTTCTTTCTACACCTAGAGGTAAAAACTATTTTTATAGCTTGTTTATGAAATCAGGCGAAAATGATTGGGCATCCTTTAAGTTTACGAGTTACGATAATCCATTCATAGACCCAATGGAAATAGATGAAGCTAGGATGCAACTGCCAAACGTAGTATTTGAGCAGGAGTATATGGCTAACCCTTCAGAGAATAGCGCAAACCCATTTGGGAATAAATTTATACAGGATTGCGTTAAGCCAATTAGCAACCAACAAATAGTTGCATTTGGTATTGACCTTGCTAAGTCTGTTGACCATACAGTTATTATAGGCTTAGATAATAATGGTAATGTGGCTTATTTTGACAGATATCAAATGGATTGGCATAACACTAAGGAGAATATAAAGAGGCTGCCTAAATGCCCTATATTGGTGGATAGTACAGGTGTAGGCGACCCTATCCTAGAGGACTTACAAAGGGAAGGAATTGCAATAGAAGGTCTAAAGTTTACGAGTTCAAGTAAGCAGCAGCTAATGGAGGGACTTGCAACTGCCATACAACAACGAAAGATAGGATTCCCTGAAGGAGCAATTACAAATGAACTACAAGTCTTTGAATATCAGTTCATGGCTAATGGAGTTAAGTACTCTGCACCATCAGGCTTTCACGATGATTGCGTTATGGCATTGGCTTTAGCATGGTCTAATTTTAGCATTAGAAGGGGGTCA